TTACAGACACGAAAAGCTTTTGCGTATGCGTCAAAAGAGGACGCGCTCAATTCTTTTAAAATACGCAACGCCCGACACATCCAATATCTAGAGCGTGATCTAGAACGAGCAAAACTGGCGCGCGAGGCTTTAATCACTCCTGACTTATACAAAGGTAAAGAATATGACCTCGCACTCATTAACTTCTGAACAAGTCACAGCCGTTGACCGCCTGTTTGAGTATGACCACACCATCCTTGTCGCCGGGACGGGTGTCGGCAAGACGGTGATCGCCCTGACCGCCATCTGGGAGATGATAGAGGAAAAGTATCTTCACAAGGTCATCGTTGCCGCGCCCGCCAAGGTCATCGAAAAGATGATCTGGCTGGAAGAGATGTGTAAGTGGCATCACCTACGCGGCATGAAGGCCATCCAGCTTGAGGGCAACAGCCAGCAACGCATCAAGACGCTCATGGCGAACGAGGCCGACATCGTCCTGGTCAGCTTAAACAACCTTGATTGGCTGTTGAAACAAGACCATGAGTGCGACGGCATCGTCATCGATGAACTCTCCAAGGCAGCGGGCAAATGGACGAAAGGTTTGAAGTCCAAAAAACTCTGTGACAGATTAATTTGGAGATGCGGTATGACAGCCACGCCCGTGTCCCAGAGCTATGAGAAAATATTTTCGATGGCCCGCATCATAGATTGCGGCAAAAGTTTAGGCACGAATAGGCAAGCCTATATCAACACCTACTTCGACAGCGACTACATGGGTTACAATCTAACGCTGAAAGGCTTCGCGGACGCGCAAATCATGTCAAAAGTGGCCTCTCTCGTCCACCTCGTTGTCGATGACAAGGCCAAGGTACTGCCACCTCTGCGTGAGAGCGTCATAAAATTCGATATGCCAGCGGAAACGCGGGAAATCTACAACGACATGAAAAAGCACATGGTGGTCGAGGACCGTGAGGCCGCGAACCAAGCGGTCAAGTCGGGCGTCCTACGCCAGATCGCGTCTGGCTTCTATTATGGTGACGCTGGACCGCCAACCTCGCTCGACACGGCCAGAGCCGACGCCGCGCTCTATTGGGCCAAGGGTTTGAAGGGTGAGCCGGGGATTATCTTCTATGAATTTGTCGAACAGCTTGTTCAGCTTGAGGAGTTGCCCGACAACATCATGCGGGCGCAGATACAGTCGATGTCACATGGCATCGACGGCCTTCAAAATACATACAATTCGGTGTGTTTTCTGCAACCACCGTGGTCGAGGGACCAGCAAGAGCAAAGTATCGGCAGGGTCTGGCGGCAGGGGCAAAAAAAGCCCGTCACCGTCACTACCCTGGTCTGTACCGATACGCTGGATGAACTGGTCGTGGCGAGGGTGGAAGACCGTGGCAAGTGGATGAAACTTTTTCGTAAGCATTTAGAGAATTGACGCAACACATAGTATGTGGCAAGTTGAGATGTCACAACATAGGAGTTGACAACATGACTAAACTGCAAAACGTCCCAATGGACGCTATCGACGCCAACCCGTTCAGGCGGCTTGGTGACTATCCTTACGTTGAGCGTAAACTCGACGCACTGAAACGCTCCATCGAAGACGTTGGTCTTTGGGAGGGCGTCATTGCCCGTAAGAAAGGCAACCGTTACGAAATCGCCTTCGGACATCACCGTATGGAAGCCGCAAGACAAACGGGTTTGAAAGAAGTCTCCGTTGTTGTCCGCAAGCTGGACGATGAACAGATGCTTCAATTCATGGGCCGTGAGAACCTTGAAGATTATAATGCCGACTTTGCCACCATGCTTGAGACATGGGAAGCCGCACTTAATTTCCCGGGCGCGGCCCGGGGTGACCTCAGTGTTGCGAAGTTATTGGGTTGGACAAACACCCATGAGCGCGACGGTGAACAGATGAGCGACACCGCGAGGGCTTGCTCTGCCGTGAATAGCCTTATCGTCAATAACCATGTGAAGCGCGAAGACTTTCATAATCTCTCAGTGAAGACGGCTAAAATTATAAGTGAGCGGGCTAAAGCCAACATTACCCGTGTCGTAAAGACCGCTAAGAAGAACAAACGGCCTGTCGAGGAAGTCGAGGAAGCTAAGAAGCAAATCGGCAAGGCAGTCACCAAGACGGCAAAAGAAAGCCGCCGGGGTGAAATCGCGCAGAAGGACTTGCGGGGTCAGGTCGATGTAAATGCTTATCGCTTTGCCAAGCAGAGTAAAAAGCAATCCCCACTATTTAAACAGTTTGGCGATCAACTGAAGAACAGCATCACTAAAATGCTGAACGGTGACAGCACCTCGACGAAATTGGCGGAAGTTACCGCCGCTCTTGGGGACATCACGCTGGAAGAAGATCATGCGGTGGTCCGCGCCATCAAGTTTGAATTGGGTGAACTGTCTGGCCGCGCCGACAAATGGGTTATTACTATGGACCCGAAGAAGGTGGTCAACTTGAAGGAGATTTCCAATGAGTAAGTTTGTACGCCGTGAGACGGTGCGTAAATGCGCCATCCATCAGAGCATAATGGAACGGGCGTCAGAAGACCTTGAACACGCCGGGGCGTTTAACAAAGAAGACATCCTTGAAACCCTCAGCCTCAAGGTAATGGAAGATAGCGTCCGGTGGGACTACATCCGCGATTTTCTGCAAGATGACCAAGGGTGTGAGTTGGTCCCGGTTGCCGCCAGTTACTTCAAGCGTCATAAACGCGATGAAGAACTGACCAGCCCTGAACGCTTCATTGCGTCTGGTTACGGAAAAAAGACGGCGGGGTTTGTGTCTGTATCGCTTGAGAACGATCACCTTGTAGTGTGTCGGGTCAAGCAACGTCAGAAGATGGCGAATGGTGCAGGTAAGAAGTTCCGCGAATACGCTGAAGCCGTACAAAGTCGGCGGGTTTCATTAGGTGCGCCTGAAACACCTCTGCAAGTCGTAGACGCAAACAAGTAAACTAAAGCCCCGCGCCTTCTGGCGCAGGGGTTCTTTTTCGGGGGTTATAATGCCAGTACACGCCAAAGAATTTCTCGACACCATTTTCGATGACCTGAACGATGATGAATACGTCTGTGTGTCCCGTGCCATTGAAAAGAAGGATGGCACGGGCGTCTGGTTCAAGTCGTTTAAACGTGACGCCCGTCAGTTCCGAAAGTGGAACCCTGAAACCCAGGCCCAGGCGTGGTATTTTTGTGTTTCAACAGTCAGTGGAGAGTTAAATGAAAAAGCTACAATGGTTGGTCGCGGGCGAAGACATCTCAGAAGATATTATTGTCTCGTCCTGGATGACATTGGAACAAAAGGAACTCCACCACCTGTTGAGCCGTCTTGGAAGATTGAGACTAGCCCTGGAAACTGGCAGTGGGGATATTTCCTTGACCCTGGCTCAGATTGGGGGCGCTATGAGGCGCTTGCCGAATTTTGCCATCGACAAGGATGGGGTGATGCGGGCGCAGGGGGAAGTTATCGCCTCATGCGTCTGCCAGGATCAGCCAACCTCAAGCCAGGACGGCAAGGTTTCCGTTCTGTGGTCAACCACTGGGAAAAAGATGTTTGGTCCCTGGATGAACTTGCTGACGCCCTAGGCTGTAATTTTTCAGAAATCGAGGTGAAGGATGTCGATGTTAAAGAAAAGACGGGCGGTGCAGCGGCGATGGACGGCATTGACCCTCTGCTGGATTGGCTCGTTGACGGCGGTCATGTGGTACGCGACACCGGGTTGGAGTGGGTTGATGTTATTTGTCCTTGGGCTGACAGCCACACCACTGGTGAGAACATTGCTGGATACTCACCGCTAGGCCGTGGGGTAGGAAAATTCGTCCAGACCAGGGCGTTCAACTGTATGCACGAACATTGCGTTGACCGCAAGCTGACCAAGTTCCGCGAATGGGCGTCGAAGCTGGGCGCACCTACTGTGTCGGGCTATGACCCGTTGCCGTGGCTTCAAGATAAGTTCGTCTATGTGTCCACCGGGCAGATGGTCTATGACCTACACCAGCGCCCACTAGGCGGCGTCTGGAAGTGGTCGTTGGCAGACTTCACCAAGGACCACCCCGGCAAGATCACACCGCCGGGGCGTGACAACCCCGTCACCATTGCCACCGCCTTTGTCGAGCATGAGAAGACCCGCAAGGTCGTGGACACTTGCTATACGCCTGTGTCGCGTGAGGCTGACACCGGCATTGTCGAGCGCCTTGAGCAAAAGTTCGTCAACACCTATGTCCCGCCGAATTGGGATGAGACGGGTGAGACGCCGGAAGTTTTCATCGAACACATGGAGTATGTCATCCCCGACGAATTTGAACGGGAAACCTTCTACAACTGGCTGGCGCATAAAATACAGAACCCCGACAAGCGTTCTTACGCCGTCATCATGATCGCGGAAGGCGCGTATGGTACGGGCCGGTCATGGATAGGTCGGCTCATTGACCAGATGCTTCAGGGTCATTGTAACAGCGCCACGTTGTTGCAGTTAATCGGAAAGGGGACCAGCGCGGAGCAGAACTACAATTCGTGGATGGTCGAGTGCCAATTTTTAATTTGCGAGGAAGCGAAAGACACGGCGTTGTCCCGCGAAGACTTCTGGCACGGCTACGACACGTTTAAACAGAACGTCGAGCCGGGTGATGCGGGCCGTCCTATCCGCATCAACGATAAATATGGCCGCATTTACCACGAGGTCGTCTATCACAACCCCCTGATCTTCACCAACCATGCCGATGCTATGGTCATTGAGGATGGTGACAGACGTATTTTCTGTGTCGAGAACCCGACAGAGCGCCGGGATTATCAATACTATGATCGTTTGACGGGTTCGCTCAAGACCCAGGAACCTCGCCGGGTATACTGGTGGCTGATGCGCCGTGACCTGACCGGGTTTAAACACATCTACCCACCGATGACGCCGTCGAAGGCGCGGATGATTGAGGACACCCGTGCGCCTAGTGACGCCATAGCCGAATGGATACGCGACAACCACGCGCCCGACATCGTCACCCGTGCCTCATTGAAGGTTGCCATCATCATGGCGGCGCGTGACCTGGACGATGAGAAAACAATGCGTGAGCCGGGTAATATCACCAAGATATTGTGGCGAAAATTGAAGTCTTTGAGGCCCGATGACACAAAAAACGGAGCGCGTTATATGGTCGATGGGAAGCAAACAGAGGTCCGCGCCATCCGAAATCAGACCAAGTGGGTCGATCAGGATGTTAGCCGCGACACCGAAATTGTTGTTAAGGAGTTGGGAAAGGCGATAATGCCGACGAATGTGGTGGATATTAGAGGAGCATAGAGGAAAATTAGAGGAAAAGTTTTTTGTTTGCTCTAATCAAAAATCCCAGAAGTCTGCCGTTTTTATACTCTAATAGAGGAATAGAGGAAAATATCTATATAACTTTAGAATATAACAGTAAAATAGCGGTCCTTCTATTTAGACTCCTTAGGAAAACTCCTCTATTTGCTCTTTTTCCTCTATTTGCGGCGCGGGCATAAAAACACCCGACACAGCGTTTAAACTGTGTCGGGCTATTTTTATGGTCGATCAGGATGGAAAAGTATTATTTTTTGCCGCGCCCGTCGATCAGGATGGTATTTTCGGAATTTTTCTGTCGATCAGGATGTCGATCAGGATGGCTAGCGCCAGCGGGACGGGCGTAAATCCGTTTTCGTATCTGATAATTTGGCGCGTGGAAATATCCAGAAAAGCGCCTATGGCATTTTGGGTTAGGCCAAGCGTCAAGCGCCGGGCTTTGAAGGTTTCCGGTGTCATTGCATTTACCTATCCATTTTTAAGGCCCGTCAAGGCTATGTCATTTTGTCCGGTATGTCACCCTATAAAAAGGGGAGAAGGCCCGCCAGGGGTTAACCTGGCGGGCCTATTTTGGGGTTTATCGGGTTTATTCAAGGTTTGTCGCCTCAAAGTCGTTTGTTCTTCCATATAAAATCGAAATCAAGATGGTTGGCCAAAGCAATTTTTCCATTGACTTCTATAATCATATCATAACCGTCGAACCAATCTCCGCCGTCGTTGTTGTCCCGGCGTATTAGGAATTTTAGATTATCGTCAACGGTACAAACGTCTTGAACAGAATATTGGCAATATAGGACGCCCGCCACTCTGTCGTCTTCTGGCATTTCGTGAGATATTCTTATTATATTAGGCATTGGTTCGTTCCTTTTATGATGGGTTTTGGGTTTATTCGCCGATTTCCCCTTGTGAAAGTAATTTTTCGACGCCCGCGCCATGATGGCGGGTTTGGTAAACATGGAAACAATCTTTTCCTGTTTCCTCATTATACCAAACGTCAACGCGAACCGCGCCCGCCCATGATGCCGCAACCGTTGTAAGGCCCGTTGATTTATGGGCGCGGGCCGTTGGGACTGTCTTGCGGGCGCTTGTCGGAATAGAACCGTAAAAATGTGACATAAGATTTTCCTTTCATAAAAAACCTTTGGTTAATTTCTAAGTCGAGTGATAGCGTATTCCACCGTTGACCCCAGATTGTCTAGTTTCTGCAAAACCCTCTTTTACGGCTCGGTCGAGCAAGTTAAACCGCTCGCGCTTTGCCTGCCACTGGTCGAGGTCTTGCGGCGCTAATCCCGCATTATCATGGTCTTGGTCGGACCATAATTCACGCAGTATGCGATCAAAATTTGTTATCTGTAGAACAGACATTACTTTTTTCCCTTCATGGTTTTCTTGAGGGCTTTTTTCAAAGCGTCTTTTATATCCTTTTCAGACTTTGCCGCTGTAACGTCTTTTGTTATGTCGATAACTTTGTCGCCTACGACCATTTCAAAACTTGGCATTGTTTTTCCCTTTCAAAAGAAAAGCGTTTGGGATAATTCCCGCAAAAGGCAGAGCGCGTTTAAACGCTCTGCCCTTTAAGTGAATTACACCCGGCGCGGCATTAGCACCGAATAGACGTTCTCAAGGTCGCCATATTTTACATAGTGCGGTGACGTTGCATCCTCTCCGCGCAATTGAACCGCAAGCGCCCCTGAACCGTTGCCGAGAATTTTCGCACCGTTGGCAACGGTGATTAATAGGTCAGCACCGAACGCGCCATGCGATACCTGGCTATCGTCTGTTGACGGCATAACCCGTTCCCAATCAGGAAACGTGCCGTCAATTGCTTCTGACGGTTCCATATAAAGTTTATTGTCGAACTCATCCCATACCGTCAACGTGCCGTCTTTAAATTCAACATATTCCGCTTTTTTGCCTTTCATGGCGGTGATTGCCTTTTTTGAAATCGGCATGATTGCTGGTGCGTCTGTAGGGTTGTCTTTTGCGCGTTCGCTATCGTCAACCGCAACCGTCATTAAGTGACCGTCTGTCGCAACCGCCGTTATGCCGTTGAGCATTACACCGTTCAGGTAATAGCGGGTTTCCTCTGTCGAAATTGCAAGCGCAACGGCGGCGAGGGTTGAGGCGTTATATTTGATTGTGTTCATTTTGGTTCCTTTCAGAAAACCTTTGGGATAATCCCCGCAAAACGTCAGGGGCTAACCCCTGGCGTTTTAAGTGATTTATTCCGTTTTGACTTGTGAATAATCGCCCGCCCGGTTTTCTTTCCAAATCTTGATATTCGGATATGTAACCTTGGCATGGGCAATGGCCTCTTTTTGCGTCGCAAACCATTTACCCCTAAAACCCTCCCAAGGTTTGTTACACATTGCGACATTGAAACCCGGCTTTCCGAACGCACACCAGATAGAGACGCATTTCATTCGGTTTGCGTGAAAACTATTCATATTCATTTTCACTCCCCTTTAAAAATAACTGCTAAGACTGCAATGCAAAGCATAACGGACAAACCGTTAACGGCTATCCAATCAAGAATATTGAGTGAGATCATTTTTAGGTTTCCTTTCAAAGTTTAACTACCACAAAGCCCCGGCGCTAGGCCCGCTTGTTATCGGGCTAGTGGCGATTTAAGCTCGCGCGGGGGATTGTTGAGGGTTATAGGTCAGCGAATGTTTCTTCTGAATTGTAATTCGGGGAAGGATCATATTTAGTGAAGGCGCTTAAAGGCCCGCCGGTTTGTTGCGTCGTATTATGGCCAGTGGCGTTTATGTATAGCATTGTTCCGCTATAGACTGTAAAGATTGAGCGCACCCTGTAAATGTTTTTATCGGGGCCCCAATTGGGGGTTACTAAGTCGCCTTCGTTAATTCCATGTCTTGCCATAATCATTTACTCCTTTGTTGGTTTATCTATTGCCAAAGACCCGCTTACGAGATTATCGGGCGCGTCATTAAAACTTTTAACCCGTAGTTTTCCGCTTTTTGCGATTACGATAAATTTTGCCATTAGAATTCCCTTTCAAAAACGTATTCCTTACATACGCGCCATATTGTCACATTGCAAGAAAAAAGTTTAAACGCTTTCCCGTCCGAATAAAATCGGACGGGAATTTTGTTTAAAGGTTTGCGTTCATCCCCCATATTAAAAGGCAAACGACTAACACTAAACCGGATTTAATCATGGTGCGGTTTTCAGGTATTGAGATAAACCGAATAAACCTTTGGTGTCTAAAATCTCAATAGCCTCTTTTGACGCGATAAAAGTACAAACGGCATTTGTAAACTCTTTGCTATCACTCAAAAACCATTGCATTCCTTCTAATGCGTTTGCTCTATCTTCTACCATTTTGGCTCTGATTTCCTGGCGGGCGGTTTTCGTTTCAGGTTTGCTATCGCAAACGAATAAACGATTATCCTTTTTTGTGTTCATACCAATTAGACGGAATAGGTTTGGAAATCTTACAGCGCCCATTGCAAAAAAACGGTTTGCGGTATTATAATACCGCGCCAATGGGTTGGTTTTAGAAAAGGACAAAGCATTGTCGCGTAAAAAAGGAACGCCTAACAAAATGACAGCGGCAATAAAGGACGCCGTTGAATTGTCATTCAGCAAGAAAAACAAGGGCGGTAAATATCTCGACAAGCTGGCTGACGATTTTCCCGCCGTCTATTGTGGTCTGATCGCAAAATGTATGCCGCAAGCGATTGCGGTTGACGTTCAAATTCATGCCATAAACCTTGGCCTTGAAATGAAACGCGCCGCTGACACCCTAGCCCTGCTGACCCATCCACCCGACACACCGCCTCTCATAGATGTAACACCCGACACAGTACAACCTGACACACCGTCACCTGTCACTGTGTCGGGTGATGCTGATGATGTTTAAACAACGCACCCGACACACCACATATTACAATAGGTTGCACACCCGGCATACCACAACTGTTAGTATTAAATCGGTTTTGAGATTATCGAAGGCGGGGTGTGCCGGGTGGTACCCCCGAAGTTTTGGCGGCAATATATTCTATAGTCCTCAAGCGGCCCGTCCGTATTAAAATTTTTTGAAAAATTAGTTAGGACAAATTGTCATGCCTAAGCAACAAGCCCACCCTGACGAGCAACAGCTTATTGCGAAAATCCTTACGTTCAGGGATGACCCACTAGGCTACGTCCTCTACGCCTTTCCGTGGGGGAAACCCGGCACACCCCTTGAAAACCACGTTGGACCCCGTCAGTGGCAGAGGGACGCGCTGACGAAAATGCGTGACCACATTGAAGACAACAAGAATAAACAGATGCAGGGGTTGGACCCTGAACTTATGAAGCTGGCCCGTGCCAGTGGCCGGGGTATCGGCAAGTCCGCGTTTCTGGCATGGGTGGCCCTGTGGCTGTTCTCCTGTCTGCCGTCCTCTACCGTGGTGGTCAGCGCGAACACAGAGATGCAGTTGAAGTCCACGACCTTCCCTGAGATTAGGAAGTGGGCTACCATGTCCATCAATAGCAGATGGTTCGAGCATAACATCATGAGCTTACAACCAGCCGAATGGCTGGTTCAGACGTTGAAGGAGACAACGGGATATGACGATGCGTATTGGTACATTCAGGCGAGGCTCTGGTCAGAGGAGGCACCGGACGCTTATGCCGGGGTCCATAGCCAAATGGCAATGGCGGTCCTGTTCGATGAGGCAAGCGGGATACCGGGGTGCATCTGGCCTGTGGCTCAGGGGTACTTCACGGACAAGACGCTACACAGGTTTTGGATTGCCATATCCAACCCGCGTAATCCGTCAGGCGAGTTCTTTGAGTGTTTTCACGGCAATCGTGACCAATGGGACCATGAGACGATTGACGGCAGATCAGTCGATGAGAACGACAAGTCGCTCTACGACAACATCATCAATCAGTATGGGCAAGACAGCGACCAAGCTAGGGTCGAGGTCTACGGACAGTTCCCCCGGCAGGGTGACGAGAACTTCATGTCGAGGGGCGCGGTAGAGGAGGCGGTGGCGCGTGAGGTGGTCGAGGACTTGGGTGCGCCGCTGTTGATGGGGGTGGACCCGGCACGGATGGGTCGGGACAAGGCGGTGATACGTTTCAGGCAGGGCCGTGATGCGGCCAGCATAGCCCCGTTGGTGTATGCCAAGTGCGACACGGACGAGATGGCGACACACTGTGCCACCGCGATAGAGCGGTACAAGCCCGACCATGTGTTCATTGAGGGTGATGGTATCGGCGGGCCAGTGATCGAGCTATTGAAGAAAGCCGGGTACAACATAACGGAGGTGCTGGTCAGTAAGACAGCGCAAGACCCGACAACGTATTATCTTCACAGGACGGAGTTGTGGGGTCGGATGCGCGATTGGTTGAACACGGGCGTACTGCCGAAGGAAGACGGGTTGATTTCCGACCTGTGTGTGATGCGCTACTCCATCAACCTCAAGGGACAGGTGGCGCTCTGGCCTAAAGAGAAAATGCGGAAGGAAGGTTTCGCCAGCCCTGACTATGCGGACGCCTTGGCGATGACGTTCTCAAGGAATGTCAGTAGGCTCGACGGACGGACAGCCCGGCGCGGAAGACGGAAAAGGGTTGCGCGGGATGTCGATTATGAGCTATTTGGTTAGTGGTCCTCTCCCCGGACAAAACGGTCCTATACCGTTTAAACTCCCCAGCCTTGCGCTGGGGAGTTTTTTCATGTTAGCTTAGAGCGTTGCAACACATGGTAGGAGACTTCAGCATGGGTGGCTTATTTGGGGGCAGTTCAGCCCCTACACCAATCGCACCTCCCGCACCCCCGACACGGTCAGACGCAGAAATTCAGGCGGCGGCGCTTGAAGCGCGTCAGCGTAGAGCCGGGGCGACGGGCCGAACAGAAACCGTCTTGTCCACAGGGGCCGACGAAGAAAACAAAACAGCTAAGAAGCTGTTGGGTACGGC